CCCACTGGTCCCTGTAGGCAATGGAGTTAGAGAACACCTCGAACGAGGCGCCCTTGTCACTCCATGAAATCTCTGCCTCAGGCTCTTCTACCCACAATTTCTGCAGAACAGCGCCCCATACCCCGCCGACGTACTTTTCCCACCTCACGGTGCGGACAGTGCCAACGCGGTAGTGCTGGTACCGCTTACTCCACTCTGGAGTGCAGCGGTCCCAAGGGGCCCAAAGGCAACCGTCCATCCCCCGCGGCCCCCGAAGGGACCGTGGGACACGGCCATAGACCTTTCTGATCGTTCTCTCGAACGACAGGTCTGTGATCGCCTCAAAACGCTCGTTCCAAACGAGCATCTTATTATGCAGATTGATGGCGTCCCCAAATCGTTCGGGGTGCCCGTCAAGGTAGAAGGGCGTCACATCAGTGCCCCTCCAGTAATGGCCTCCGCAAGACTCGCGGAAAGGCCCCTTCCAGAAGGACTTGTCACGGTTTAGAGAGAAACCTGCTTCCGCAAGAATCTCCATCACTCGCTCGGCTTTCCTTGCCGGACAAATGATGTCGTCGCCGTAAACACTGATATAAGCGCGATCTCCTTTGTCGAAGCAAGCTGACACGAGACAGTAGAACAACAACGTCTCGAGTTCGAAGGTGAAGCCGTTTCCCATGCTTGACACTTTTGCATAGTCCACAACTTCCCCTCCGGTCATGTACCCACGGGGGCTCCGCAAGTCCACGATCCACTTGAACCACTCAGTCGGTAGTAACGCCTCGCATAGTGCGAGGCTCACCGAATCGCTCGCCATGGACAAGTCCAGTGTTGCGAGAAACCCGGTGGCCGATCCCAACTGAGCCAGCTCCTGATGCGTCTTCTGTGCATCAGGCTTCAACAGTCCGATTTTCCTGAGACGCCGGCGTATCGCTACGCCGACGCCCCGCTGGAGAAACGCATTCCAGTCGGGCTCAATCGCAATGGTGCGATGAGTCTTCCAGGACTTCGGAACAGTGGTAACCCTGTTCCCATCTACGATGGAAAGCTCTACGGCCAGGTCGATGTTTGACCACCGCCTGAATGCCTCGTAGTAGGGTAATGCAGCATCGGTGATGTGGGAGGAGAACTCCCACTTATTAGCATGGGAAGCCTTCCGTCGAGGGAGGCCCAAGCTTGCACCAGGCCCGAACGAGCAGCCGTGAGGCAACTCGTCCCAAGGAACTCGCGTTCCAAGGATAGAGTGGCAGATCGCTCTCGCTCTCCGCCAAACATCGAGGCTGAACCGGGTGTACATCTCCCAGCCCACCAACCACTGATTCGCGACGCCGCAGGCTTCTTCGGCCTGCTTAAACTTCGCG